CCACATGATCTACTAAATTTTTGTATAGTAGTGGTTCGGCGTCATAATCTTCCACGACGATCGGTGCACATGTATCACTCAAATATTCGATTGTCGTCTTCTTATGTATTTCTATACATCTGTTCAGATCAACAGCTTGTCTAAGTAAATGAGTTTTACCCACGCCAGTTGGACCGCATATAAATACATTTTGATTCTCGTTAATCAGGTCTTTAATGCGTTTGAATTCTTCAACATGAACCGTGTCCCCTTTGTCGTTGTTTTTTTGTGGAATTATTTTAATGAAGCGGTCCATGGATGATCTTACTAATCAGGCCATAGATTTGGTGCTGGAAAATGACGCACTACATGAGAGGGTAGTCAAACCTTTAAAACAGAAAGTGTTCCCTTACGCTCTATCTATAACTATATTCAACCTCATCTTATTCATTCTCGTCGTTCACCTTGTTCGACGTCTGTCGATTCTTCAGACTTCTCTTCATCAGATTGGAAAGCTTTCCCCACCTTAGAGAACGGTGTATCTTCGGTGATAGCAGTTATGACATGAATGGGTCGAACATCAAGTATTTCTGGTTTGATGAAATCACATTCTTCATCTGGGTACGTCATTTCAAAATTCTTGATGATGTTTATTGGAACGGGTGGTGATTGCTCAATGAGGCGATCGTACTCAGCTTTACATTCTTCGACAAACTTGAGACCATCCTTCTTACGTTCTTCACGTGGAAGAGCTAACATTAACCTGATATTACGCGACAATAGACCGTAATACAGTGCAGCAGTTCGATGATTCTCCATTAATTCGTTAATTTTTAAGAATTGCATCACGGTCGCTATGAGTCCGGCAACAAGATTAAGACCACCAATCATAGCAGGAACACTTCCTTGTATCGAATCAGGAAACTGATTCTGGGCAAAATTGGCCGTACCTGTGATTGTTGAAAGAACAATGACTGGCAATGTAAAACGCATCGAAAGAGTTTTGTACATGAGAAAGGCTCTATGGTTCATGTACCTATAACAGGCCGAAGCCTCGCCCCATTGTCTCAATATATTTTCATGTTGATCGTTCCACGATTTTTTCATCGTCTACTATATATGAACATAATCTTTGTGATTCACTTATTTATGCTGGTGGCGGCGGTGATCGTACCCATGTTTGTCAAAGATGTTCGATGGCTTGAGATGTATTCCTTGTTCATACCATTTGTATTTTTTCACTGGATAACTAATGATGACACGTGTTGTCTTACGCAACTCGAGGTATATCTAACTGGTCAGGAAAAATCAAAAACTTTTATGTCACGAGTTCTTGACCCAGTGTATAATGTTTCAGATGACGCGTCTGGTAAAATTATTAAGTTATCCGCTTTTGCCCTTTGGATGTTGGTTCAGGTAAGACTTGGTCGCATTAATACGATCATGGGGTTTAAATCTAAATGAGTCGAAAAAATGAATAGATACTTTCCAGTTATAGTGTATAATCATACATAGAGCATCTGCTATATCATGTTCACGATCGTACGGTATTTCCTCTATGTATTGTCTGGCTATTCTTACACTTCTTTCTTTTCGTTCTTCGTAGTTTAATCCATCCATACCAAAGTGTCTGTGGACACTGAGTGGAGATATCAAAACTACTTTATCCATGAAGATGTAGTGCAGTAACGCCTCTATATTATTCATCCCAGATGGTGGTTGTCGTTCTACGAGGATCACGTCAGCTTCTTTAAATATATGTTCATATTCTTCCACAAATAAAGATATTATAACAGCGGCATCATTACTTTTACCTACATATTTGTAGTCTCCTAAATCAACCTTTTTCAGATATTGAATTTCTACTCTAGGTCCATGACATAATGCCATGACCAGGCCCATGTTCGTATATCCGATATCGACCCCCAATATTTTCATGGCTTATTATAAAGATGAAGATTAACTATAAGCTTGTCAATTCTATAGTTCTTCTGTCTATTCCCGTGATCATGATTTACGCCTTAGTGAGGAATCCAGTCGAAGTGGAGGTTCCTGTTCCAGTCAAAGTGCCAGTTCCCGTAAGGGTTGAAAGTCAACGGATGCCCCCAGAGTATAGGGGTCCACCCATAAAGAAATACAAACCCGGACATTTCCAGCAGATTGGTCTGCTTTCAAACGAGGCTGGTGAAACTTTACCCCTCTATGGCCGCGAAGTTCGTAACAGGCGTGATCGCTATCACTATCACACAACCACCCTTGGTGATCAAATTTATCCCATCCCAGTTTCCATCGATGGCCGTGAATGCACAGAAGACATCGGTTGCCCCGAGCTATATGGTGGTGAACAGGTAACAGTATACGGACAGGATGGTGTTTATACTGTTAAGACGTACCGGACGGACAATTTTTTCTAATCAAATCAAATTCTCTTAGTGTCAAAGTTCCATTCTCTCCTCGTCTCTGATGATGAAGAGCCTTGATCTTCAGTAACTGAAGTAATGTTTCATCATCCAAGTGATGCGAAAAATTCCGCTTCGCTTGAATGTCGTCAAGTTGATTGTTCTCTTTTAGAGCTTGTATATATGGCCAGGTATATCGCCGCAACTCGTTAAGTTCCCCTCTTAAATTTGCCATCTCAGGAAGAAGTACTTCTCGTATGAGTCGGTTCGTCTCTGTTAGATCTTCTTTATATGACATAATTATATTTCAAACATTTTCTTTATCAATATTAATGGACTATAAGCAGTTGAAGGAAAAAGTTAAGGCAACTGGTCAGCGTGTCACAAAAGATGTGAATGGTAGACGTATGAAATTAACCATGAAAGAGTTGCGTAAAAAGGTTCGTAGAAACATGGAAAATCGTGTTAAAAATGCAAAACAGACAGTTGGTATGTGCAAATCTCTGTTAAACATGGGTACCAGAGCTCCTCTCCCACCCCCACCACCTCCTATGAAGCGTGTTGTTGCCTCTCGTGGTGGTAACGTGCGACCTGTGATGCCAAGAAATCTACTCAGAAACCTTCAAGGTGCTTTGAATCGTAGAGGTCTTAAACAAATCGCAAACCGAAACGCGAGGACATCAGTCGCTTAGCTTTCGTCATCGATGGTTGACTCCAAAGTAACCATCTAGACCAGAAACCGGCGGTATACATACCGTTTTTAGACCAACGTTCTTTATCACTCCTGTCGACGCTCAACATACGCCTGTGTACATCTTGATCGCCGTCTGGAACGTTTCCTCCGTGACGTTGAACATATAAACGCATCCGCATTGGATCTTTATGGATTGTATAGTCAGTATAGCCTCGACCACCAAAGTCTACTTTACGACCATTTTCGAAGATCGCTCTGAATTTCTTTTGGGGGTTGGGACTCTTGATGAGTCTGACCTTCATTACTATAATTAGACAAGTTTATTCTGCTTGAGAATGATGTAAGAGAGCATGAGTACCTGGACAACCTGGAAAACAGTGAGGCCAAAAGGCATCTTGGGGACAATGAGAAGCTTCTTCTCGACGGGTTCGGCCTCAGCCTCAGTCTCGGGCTGGTATTTTTCGTAGCAGTGGGGCATTTCTATATACTTAGAAATTAAGCACCTGTGCAGGAAGGACAGGTGTAGTTTTCGACCAACTTCTTCTCCTTACCACGCTTGAGTAAGAAGAGATGATCATACATGTGGAGAAGAGTTGTCGCCACAAAAATAATAATAGCTGGGCGGTTACCTAAGTTCTTCGTCGAGACAAGAATGAATAGGAACAATGCAATAAGGATAACTTGCACCTGGGTAAACATCATATTTATAATACCTTGATATTATTTATGAAGTATTGCACGGTGACAAGTTATATGTCGCGGGGTCCAAGTGTCCTAAGTGACAACTTGTTGTGTGCAGAGAGAAGACTTATACGTACCCTGTATATTAAGTGTATCAAGAGTGGTAAAAAGCCTCATCATTTTACAGATTGGCTTCATCGAAAGTATGGCCAATTGGTAGTCGAGAGAAAGAATACACTTGGAGATGCAATATCCTTACCCTGTGTATTGTGTCGTAAAACTCTATCAAAGCATGGTATAAAGTGGACGGCACACGATGGATATAAATGGGTACATAGTAACGATAATATACCCACTAGATCTACAAACAAACAGAAGAGGTTGTTAGGGTTCAAGTATTAATATCTGTGTATATCATATGACTTACGTACTAATTTTTATGTTGATGGTAGTTTCTATAGGTTTAATCATATTCATTAATCTTAAACCCAGTGAAGATAAACCGGTCATTACTGAAAAGTCTGAAAAGTTGCCACTTCCTCCCCGAGTGAAACCTTCGACGAAGACGCGGGGATCTGGTGAACTTTTAATTACAGGTTACGGTACAGAGTATTACACCAGGAGATCTAAACTTGAAACTTACATTAAAATTCCTGAAATCTACAAATGCGATACAGACGAAGCTCCTGAATATTGTGAAGTTACCGATGTTAGGGATAAATTTGCTTTTGAATACGACTTGGATAAACCCAGTGGTGATTCGTTTTATACCAAATGTTCGGATGGTTCACACGACTGTTGGTACGTAGAACAATATGATGATGAAGGCACTTTAATAGGTATAGTCGATAAGGATGGTGTGTCTATGTTAGATGTTATGGCCGACGACTTATGGTCCGATAAATGGGATCTTGAAAATGCCGAGTTAGTAAAACAAACCGTGAAAACGGTTGAATACAAAGATGATAAGTTAATCGCTAAAAAAGAATTTCGTGGACTTAAAGTCGGAGACACAGTTACTGTTAATGATATAGAACCTGCGATATATTTTGCTGGTTTATTGATGTCTATGAAACTCGCCGGTTTGGAAAAACCCGAGAAAATCACGTTAAAAATTAAGGGTGCCAAATCTAATTACGAAAAATTCAAGAAAGTTAGAATTGGTTAATCATCTACCTGTCCACCACAAATCGGATGGTGCGAGTTCATCTGGGTAAAGATGATTCCTGCAAACTGCCACATACATGTCACTTCCTCCAATTAATTCCAGTTGTTTATCCGGTACAATTCGTTTGGTAAACGGACCGTATGTTCCATCTTTACACACCATACACAATGCTGACAACTTTACAACCTCACATGCAAGTGGAATACAATCGATGAGTTCACCAAACTTTCTTTGAAACGAGTCAGCATCCAAACCTGTTAGTATGATTTGTTTCTTCTGATACAGACAATGTTCCACAAATTTTTTCAGTCTAGGGAAAAATTGTGCTTCGTCGATAGCTATGATATCTGAGTTTTCAAACGCCTCCCTATCTAAGAGGCTAAAAAGATCATGGACTTTGTGACAATTGAATTTTACATTATCATGTGTTTTCAAAACTTCATCTGGTGATCGCGTATCTTTTGCTGAGTTTACCACGATGATTTCCTTTCCAAGAACTTTCAGACGCTTGAGTCTTCGGATAAGTTCAGACGTCTTACCCGAAAACATATTTCCCATAATGATGGAAAGACTCATATCTACTAAATATAATGTTGTATTTTTTATATGGGTATCGCCGTTCATCGAGCAGTTTTTAATGGACACGAGGGTTATATTAACCCCAGGACGGGTCGTGTCAAATTTCAAGGGATAATATTTCCCAACATTGCAGCTGCTATCAAGAGTTTAAAGTAGGTTCTTTTTGTATAATTCCACCCAACTCGTGACGGTGGTCTCATCCTCATAACACCAGGGGTACATTTCCTCATCATATCCTCCAAAATGTATGGGTTCTATACCCATATATCTACATATGCCGCAGTCTATGTTACTATCGTCTATGATAGTATCTATATTTAAAGAAGTACACACATCAGCTTTACAAACTTCTTGGGAAGTGTAGCTGTTTGTCAGAATCAAGTCGTCGAAAAGTCTGGGAAAATTATCGTCTAACCATCTTTCTGTTTTGTGTCGTGCATATTCCTGACGACCCGTAATTGCATATAGTTTGGATGTTTTTGGTCGCATCATCTGAACAATTGCACGAGATCCGTGTATGGGTTCTAAGTTATCAAAGGTACACGAGTTATAAAAGTCGCGTACCATTTTTGTTGATTCTTTTTGGGACAAATCGAAGATATTTCTATACACATACGAATATCTTGGTTTTGAAGGAAGTTTCAAATTATTATGTTGAGCCATTGGTTTAAGAAACTCGACTAAAACTTCATCTACATTTACAGCCACTCGATTCATAAATATCTTTATGACCTTTTCTCTAAACGGGTATCTTTTTCTGTTTTGAGTTTTTTTAACCGTTCTAGTTCACGTTTAAAATCTATAATTGCATAAATGCTTAGTGTACTAGTAAACAAAATGGTCTTTGTCGCTATATGCATACACCATAATAGAATAATTTCTTTATGAAAGGTAAGATGAACGACAAAACTCTTGTTTTCAGTTGGTGGTTATGGGTTCTAGCAATTCTTTTTAAATTAGGGTTTACATCTTATTCACCGTTCTTGCCGTTATTGATTGCACTCGTCGTTGCAACATACTTAGTGGTATTTAAGTTCCGTCGTGAATATCACTGGACAAAGAAGGTAGCCATTATATCTTTAGAACTACTATTTACGGTGATGAGTTATTCCCCCAAGTCTATATTTGATACGACAGATCTACTGATCACTGTTATGATAGCTATGATGTACCTATTCTATGTAAACTTGAATGGTACAAATGTTTACGAGTTGTATTTTAAAAGATTCCCCGAGACACACAAGGGTGAAACTTTCATGGAACACCTAAAAAATCTCAGTAAAAAATAAGATGCCTCTCGGCGATGATCAGATTACTAAAAAAGTTGGTGAACTTCGACGAACTAAAGGCAAAATTTATGCACCACTTAAATACTTCAGAGGACTCAAAACGTTGGCAGAGGTTGAGACTCGTTACAAGAAGATGCTCAAAAAAGACTATGGAAAATTTAAGACGGACAAAGGCCAGAAAACGAAAACTTCTTCCTACACGCAAAAGTTTAGAAAACTGTATCCGGGAGTCAAATCCCTCCCTGAAATTGCTAAGGCTACTAAAATTCCTTTGAAGACCCTCAAGACGGTCTATAATAGGGGTCTCGCCGCGTGGAGAACCGGGCATCGTCCGGGAGCCTCTCCACAAGCGTGGGGATACGCTAGGGTTCATAGTTTTGTAGTTAAGGGGAAGACGTATTACACGGCGGATAAGGATTTACATTAAATATATCTCCTTAGAAATGCTTTAAGATTCCCGTTACCTTCTGTGACATCAGGAATTTTGTTATCATTACCATTAACATGCTTATTCTTGTGATGTTCAGTAATGTATTGCAGTTCATTCAGCCAAATCTTTACGGAATTCGCATCATTTATGTCTAGTGGGGTAGTTTCTAATATGTCATTTCTTCCAGCGAACGGTGGGATTTTTAATTTTTTTATAAAATGAATACGCCTAGTTTTAAGGGAATGTTTATAGGTATTCAAATACCTTCGAAGAAGATCGTCATTGTTTCCACGTTTTTTTGGTTTACACCGTGTAGTGTTCAGTTTGTTCTCCATTTCAGCTATGTCAACCTGGTCAACTCCTGTACAATCTGTATATTGGAAGAGAAACATGGTTTTAAAAACTGATAGACCTTCAGGCGTCAGGTTGAAAAATTCGGTACCACCGCCCTTCTTGACGTTGTATGGTTCAAGCATTTTTTTAATCTCATTATCGATATTGTCGATCTTACTACTGGGAACCCTAATGAGCATTTCAACTTTCCATGGGACAGATACACCTGTTTTAAATTGACGTACTCGTTCTAGAGGATTAGATTTGGTCGTTTTACCTATCTTCAAACGACCACTCTCGTTGGTGTTTGAAATTGCGTAGATGTGACCATACGATCTTC